CCTGCGACAAATGGTGTAGCTATATCAACTAGAGCCTGTGGAGACTTCAGTCTGACTAATCCACCAATCTCATTGTTCATTAAATCATCTACATTGACCTGTCCTTGTACATAACCCTGTCTAGGACTGTTTGTTAACGCTACATTGTCCATCATTCCTCTTAACATCGCTGTAGAAGAGTCTTGGTCATTCATAAGTAGGTCTGCAATACTACGTCCAAAGAATGTATGAGGTTCAGGGTCAATTTCAAAGACTGCAAATGGAACTTCACCATAAGGCTCACACTCTAAAAGTTTGTCCTCACCACCTGCAAGAAGAAGTCTGTACATGGAAGCAACTCCTGTGCCTTCCTTGTCTATTTTCATGTAGGCTTCAGTAACAGCTACTTTTTTCATACTAGGGTCTGCACTTGTGTCTTCTTCATCTTGCTCATATCCTTTACGCTCAAAATCTTCTGAGTCTGCATAAGTATCATCTGAGCTTAAACCTGACAATTCGGATATTTCATCAAAATCATAACCCATCTGTACTAAATCACTTACTCTCATTTCAGTTCTGTGAGCTACTATGTATGCATCCTCAACACTTTTAGCATTTCTGTCTACAATAAATTCTTCAGGAGGAACTGACTCAATAAGTAGTTCACCTTTCTGTTTTTGGTGGCTAATTTTTAAAGTGTGCATGTTTTTTTCTATATCAGCACCTGTTTCATCAGTCTCTATATCAATTTCTGTACCATGCTCAATAACTGTTACGTCAGGCTCATTAACAATCGCCATCATCTCTTCATCTGTGACGTTTGTATACGTGTGCATTGTTGCCTTTGTGTTATCTTCCCACCATATCTTGAGTACACCAGTTTTTTTAACTAACGCATCGTGAATAGCATCATTTAACAGTCTATAACCATCTAATTGCTGAAACTTCCAATGAGCATATTTAGTTGCTTGTTCAGCTCCTTCTACATCCTCTTGACTTGTTGGAATAAACTCTACAGGGTTCTCTGAAGAGAGGAAAACACGCATTAAACTCGGTTTTATAGCTCTAATCGTGTCTCTTACCTTAGTAGCAACAATTTTAGAGCGTCCATCCTCTTGTCCTATGTCTGTTTCACCTTCAAAATAACGTTGTGACTTGATTCTGTCTTCAGCTATTTCACTTTCAACAAATGCTATTGCAGAATCTAGTGCATCTTTAGCTATGCCTTGTACGTCATCATCTGTCATGCGCTTTAATTCTGCCATTACTTACTCCTGAAATCCTGTTATCATTGGGAATGCTTTTTTACCTAATAAACCCATTAAACCCTCTATTCCTGATGAACCTACTGGGTCAAAATGTTCATTAACCTCTGTTGCACCTGTTTTAGCTCGTAAATCACCATAAGTTGCTGCAACACCAGTAATCATAGAGTCTAATAATTTCATAAATGTATCCATTGAGCTATCTTCTATCAATGCTTTTTCTAGTTTTTTATAATTTTCAGGATTTGTAGTTATGATTTCTGCATATTCTTTAGCATGTTTCGCTGACAAACCCATATTCCTTTTCATATATTGGATAGCACCATCGAAAATAGCAACTGTCAATCCACCTTCTCTACCACCTGATGCACCTGCTATTCTTGACATCTGTATTTTATCAGCAGTCTGAGAACCGAATGACCCTTGTAGGGATGGACTAACTTTTGCGGCATTAGCAGCTACTTGAAGTTTAGGCATAATAGTAGCTAATTGTTCTTTACTTAATACCTGAGTAATTATGCCATACAGGTTTTTATCTTCATCTGCCAATTTTTTAATTGCTCCCGAACCTTCTTTGTTTTTAAGTGCTTGTGTAATACCAATACGTAGTGCATTCATAACACCCGGTAACTTGCCAAATTCATCAATAAATACTTGTACATCTTCAGGAGCGTTACCTTTTTTAGCATTAATTAATCCTAATCCATACTCGTAAGCCTCTCTACCTTTTCTTACTATATGTGCTTTTTTCCTTACGCTTTTTAATTTAGGACTAAATTTATCTAGTTTTGTTCTTATGTCTAGTGCTAACGCTTGAATATTACTACCTGCTTGTCCTTTACCACTTATGTTTAAGTCATACGCTATTTCGTCTAATGTTCTTCTAATTACTTCAGCATCTCGTAATGTAGGTTGTCTAAGCATTCTTATAGCACCATTTGCATCTTTAGTAAATAACGGAACTAGACTTTTTGATGAACTATATATTTTCTCTAGTTCATCGAACACACCTGTGCCTTTCATCTGTGCTGCAGCTAATAAATCATTAACAACGTTGTCAGCCTGTCCTTTGACTAAATGAATGTCACGCTTATTTTTGTCTTTAAATGCTGTTTCATATAATTTATTTTCTTTCTTTTTAATCTGTGCTTGACTTTGATTCCATACCTTAGTTAAATTTGTATCTGACTTTGTGCCTGTTTGAGCTAATTGCATTTCATTAATAACATCTGTTTTAGTTTTTCCGGGTCTCATTTTGGCAGAATCTTCTAAAATATCTTGTGCTGTACCCTTGCCTTTAACAGTTTGTTTTATCAATTCAACTAGAGTTGCGTTTTCTGTCAGTAATCGACCATTCATTAAATCAACTACAACTTGGTCTTCAGTCTTGCCTGTCAGTTCCATTAACTTGTTTAATTCTTTACGAACTGCCAAACTTGCAGTATTACCCATACGTTTTGATAATGCATTTACATAAGTTGCTATACCTGATATGACGTTACCACCCAGTACAAATCCACCTGCTATTGGTGCGCCTATGATATATCCTGTAGCAAAATCACCAACACCTTTATTTTCAGCAGCTCCAACTGAATAAGTACCTGCACCTATACCTGACCTGTTCATAGTTTGTGCAACAGATAATTTACTTGTTTTACTACCTGATTGAAATACACTACGACCAAGTCTAAATATGTTTGAAACTGTTGTTCCCCAAGCTGCAGGAGAACCAAACAAACTTATAACTGTTGGTAGAAATGCTCCTGCAAGTTCCATACCAAATGCTTCTTTAGGGTTTTGTTGATAATAAGCAGCTACTTTTTTGTTGATTTCAGCCTTAGCTTGTTCGTATGAAACACCATCATCTTTTAAAGAAATAGCAAAAGCTTCTAACTCATCAGCAAATTGAAAGGTTAAACCACCTGCAAATGCTCTACCTTTTTGACTTTCAGCTTCTCCATAATGTTCGACTGTTAGCGAATTATCTGCAATCGGTAAAGACTCACTTAATATATTAACGTTTGCGTTGTTAGTGCTATCTGTAGGAAAGTCAGTAGATGTATTAATTAAAGATGAGTCTACAACAACTTCCTTCTCATCATCTACACCGATACCTGAAAATATTTCTAAGTTAGTTCTAGTTGTCATTGCTGTGTAACCCCTTCATTTTCTTCCCACCATTTATGAGCAAATTCAGTTCCACCCAGTATCCCATGGAATTTTTTATATGTCATATCAGGTAAGTTAGCTATAAATTCTGCTCTATCGTGCCAGTTTAGGTATGACCAAGCCTCATATCCTGTCATTGTTGATTGCTCATTCCATGTATTGAAATCCATAGCAGTATCACCTGCTCTTTGCTGATAGACTTGATACTGTGTAGTCCTAATTGCTTGTTTTACTTCGTCATTCATAACCTTATATCTTGACTTGAGATGACCTTGTCTCTCTATTATCTGTTCTGCTTTGTATGCTTTCCATGAACCAAGTTCAGCAATTCTCTGTGAGCGAGTGAACATTGCCTGTGCAAGTTTTTGTCTTGACTCAATCATCATTTTAATCTGTCCATACAATTGGTCAGGAGGTAAGCTAGTGTCTAAGTTGGTCTGCATTGCCATTTGCATTTCACGTTCAGATAATGCACCGAATGTTGCCATGTTGATAACATCAATACCCATTAGGTTGGCTACACTTTTAATAATAGCTTGGTCATCGGTAAAAGAAGGCAAGTATTTTGTTGCCCACCCTGTAATAGCATCTTCATCAAAGCTACCATCAGGATTTTTAAGTGTTCTCATAACTCGCATGTACTTCTCTACAGAGTCTATTGCAGAAGTTCCTTTTATAAATGCTTCATTTGAATTTTTTGTAGCTAATGCTACGTCTTTTGTGTTTTCTGCTTGTGTTAATTCTCTCGTATATTGTTGAGCATTTGATTCACCAAATGCACCCTCAATGACATTAAGTGTTTGGACACCAAATTCATCTGTAACAATCGTGTACTTCTGACCTTCTTTAAGCATTTCACCCATTATCATGCCATCTTTTTGCTGTATCTGTATCTCACTTGTAGTATCTTTAAGGTCTTTAACACCAACACCAAAGTCATTACTAAACATATCAACATATTTTCGTATCGCTACTGGGTCTCCTTTAGCACTTTCAATTAAGGCTCTGTAAGAATCAATCAAGGAATTTTTTGCTTCATCATCACTTCTAAACGTTTCCATCCATGCCTGTGTACCATTAACATCACCTTTAACTTCTTTGAAGGCTAGTGTCATTGCTGTACCTACATCCATAGCACCTGTACTTACTAAATTAGCTAGATTCGGTTTGCCCATCTTAACAAGAGCTTCGACAGTTGCATTACGATTAGTTTTCTTTCGAGCATTGTCTATAGTAGATTGAAATGATGCCGCAAGACTATCATCAGGTTCTAATCGCATAGAGTTAAAGCCTTGACCTAGTCTAGCAACCTGTTCTTGACTCATGCCTTTAAACATAGAGTTGCTTATGCCACTTAGAAAACCACCACCACTAGTGTTGTTACTTGCTACTTGTGTTGGTTGTTGTTGATTCGGAGGTGACCATCCACCCTTCATTCGAGGTTGTTCTTCCTCTTTACCACCAAACATCTGTGAACCTAGCAGACCACCTATTAACATTTGACCTAAACCAATCGACATTACATTCCTCCAGTATAGCCACTAGCACCTAGAGTCAGATAATCAAAGAGACCTGGCTGCTTTGAAGTAACTTGTGTCTGTGGTGTTGTAGGTGTGTTTGAAAGTGCAGTATTAAGATAAGCAAGACCCTGTGCAGGATGACCAACATAACCTTGATACTTCTGAGCCGCTGCATCAAATACTGCTTGTTGTAACGCTTGTTGCATTGCACCTTGAGACTGTAGGTTCTGATTAACTGTCTGACCCATGGTGAATCCAAGATTGGAGACATCACCTAATTGACCTGCCGCTCCTAATCTCTGACCTGCTCCTTGTAATCCTGCTTGTTGATTAGCTAGAGATGCCTGTAATTGATTGTTTATATCTTGCATTCCTGCTTGTTGGTTTGCTAGTTGTCCTTGCATACCTACATTTTGATTAGCTAGTTG